ATATATTAATTATATTTAATTATTATACCCACTCATAATCAAATACATTTTTATTGAAGTCTTTATCATTGATATAAATGATTAAATCATTACCTTTATAATTGAACTTTAATTTATCAGTCTCATTAAAATCAGAATCATAATAATGAAATGTTTTATTGAATTTCTTCTTAAGAAATTTATATATTTCCATTGTTAAATCAGTATTTTCAAGAAGTTCTCTGAATTTCATAGTTCATCCTTAATCTATAACAAATACAGATTTATCATTAAATTTTAATGTGAAATCTTTAAGAATCTCTTTAATATCATCTTCATCATATTTCTTAGCCATTACATACTCAGTTCCAAAAGATGTTCCAAATACAGATTTAATCTTAAATCCATTAGTTCTTAATAATTCTTCAGCAGATTCTTTAGACTCTTTATAATAACCTTTAGGAAGTGATTTAGGTTCAGATACAGTTTTTTTAAGTTCCTTTAATCTTTTTGAGATAATTTTATCCCAATCTTTTAATTCTTTCTGAGTTATCCATCCAATTTGTCCAAGTTCATCATCTAGAACTATTAATGTGTTATTATCATAACCACCAAGTTTTACTTCAGCTTTATATTTACTTTTAATTTTCTTAACAATTTCTTCTTGTTTATCTGAGAATTGTTTCTTTTCTGTCAAATATTCTTTAAAACTCATTGTATTTCCTTTTATTTAATTATACTCTTTTAACCTTAATATAATATTAAAGTCCTATTTGAAGTATCATATCCAAATTAGCATCTTTACCTTTTAATGATTTATAATATTTAGATTTTACAAATTTATCTAAGATAATATCTTGAATGTGATATGCTTCTGTTTCCCATGGTAACTTCTTATATTCATCTAAATTAGTGATTTTCCCTAAGTCTTTTACACTTATATAATCAGCACCTTTCCAAGTTACATATTTTTGGTCTTTAGAATATCCTAAAGTTCCTTTATAACCTTGAACTAAATGTGTAAATTCATGACCTATCTTACTTATTAATGCTGACATATGTGTCATTTCTACAATAATTTTATACTTACCATTAGAAACACCAACTAAATCAATATATCCAAAATATAATTTATTTGAAGGTTTCCTAAATGAAATGTCTATATTAAGATTCACATTAAAATAATCATTAAGAAAATCTACATATGTGTTATATAGAATTTTCTCATAAGGTTTTAATTTTCCTAGAAGTTTTGTCTCTTCTAAATATTCTCTGAATTTCATTTTTCTATTATTGCTAATCTTGAACCATTTCTTGTTTCAGAAGCTAGAATAGTTATATCACCAATAGTGTAAATATCACTATCAGTTTCTTGTGGTTCTTCTTTATTTAACTTTACTTTAAGATGTCTTTGAACCTTAGCAATTAAATCTCTAAGACTCAAAGGTGATGTTACTGTGTTCCAGTTTTCATCATAATGTATATCTTTTTTACCGTTTAATATCTGTCTAATATCTCTTATAGTTAATGTCTCATTTAAATATTCTCTGAATTTCATTATGTTCTCCATTATACTATTTTGTAACCTTCTTTTTTTAGATATTTTTCTAATTCCAATAATTCTCTTTGATTACTAACAGTGCTTATACCTTTAATGAAAATTTTATTTTTAATTACATCATCAACACTAACACCATAATCTTCAATAATTCCAGCAGTATTTTCTGCTTGTTCATTAGAATTACAAGTTATAACTATATCTTCATCTGAATTAGAGTCATAATCTGGATTTATAGATATATACATATCTTTATATGATTCATTTAAACGATAATTTTCAGTGCTTTCTGATAAACTTCTCATCCAAGCTAGTGCTTCATTTTTCTTTTTGAAGAAATTTACAATTGTATTCTTTTCTTCTGTGATTATCATATAAATCTTACCATTTGGTTTAATATCACCACCAAAAATATCATATGCTTCATATTGAACATGTGGATATGTAGGAACTTCAAACATTTTAACAGTTTTAGATTTGTTTTGTTTCATAGGTTTATTTGATTTAGCAAATCTAGATAGTTTAGGAACTAATGAATCGAAATTTTTATCATCACCTTTATCTGTAAGATATTTAGTTAAATCTGGCAAATATGAAGTTTGTCCTGAACCTTGTCCATAAGTAACCCATAATTCATTGTCTACATATATAACTTTATCATCTGTTGTTTCATTTAAATAATCTCTAAATTTCATTTTGTATCCTTTTTTGTTATTTATATTATACTTAAATAAAGTTAAAAACTAACTTAAGCTCCTACAATTTCTTTATGATTCTTTTTATATTCAGAATCAGAAACTTGTTTAGCACCAGAGATATCAATCACTTCTTTAAGTAAATCTTCATTAACAGAGAGTTTAATATAAGCAACAGCATCATTTGTTCCTAATATAGCAGCAATAGCACTATCAAAATATCCTACTTCTCCTGCTGAACATCCAGTAATTTCACCATATCCTACAGAATTTCCAATTCTTTTAGATAATCTAAGAGAACCTGACACATCTTTCATTTCAAAATAAACATCACCATCAAATTCTTTAACATTTTTTGTTATATGTTTATTTTTCATTATAGCAGTTACAGCTTCAATAGCAGTCATAACTTTAGCTTCATTAATAGAAGATAATCTATCTTCCCAATCAATTCCATCAGTTTTTACTAAATCACCATTGAAATTTTGTTTTCTTAGTTTATCAGCAATATCTTTCACTTTCTTAGCTAATTTCTTAGTGTCTTTTCCACTATCTTGAGCTAGTCTATATTGATTATATGCTTTTTTTAGTTGTCCATAATCAACCGACTCATTTAAGTATTCTCTAAATTTCATTACATATCCTTTTTTGTTATTTATATTATACTATAATAAACTTATATTAACTTTAAGCTAACCAAGTATTTTTTATATTTTCATTGAACATTTCTCTGAATGTTGAATCATCATATTTTTTTGATTTTTTCTTCATTTCTTTTAAAGCTCCAGCATAAGCTGCTTCTCTAAAATCATCCAAAGACACTCTCATTTTAAAATCATCTTCATAATCATTCTGAAGTTTCTCTAAAGTTCTAGTTATATCTTTTTTCATTATTATATCATATAGATAACTACTACCAAAATAACTAAAAGTTTTAGCTCTTTTAAGTTCTGCTTTAGAAATGTTCATCCAATTATCATATATAGCTTGAGCACTTTCTAGTGTTAAATCATTAGGAACTTTTTGTTCTTTGAACATTTTTCCTTTTGAATATAATTCTGTTCCTTTTATACTTCTCCATTCAGGAAAAGCATTAGACCATACTGTTTGAAAGAATGAACTGAATCCAACATTTCTATATTTTGCTGTTCTACTTAACATATCAATTATTTCATTTTGAGCATTACTATTATCATTTGAAACATTTCCTTCTGTATCTATATTAGAATTTAATATAATAGATGTGCTCGTGCTATTAAGAATAGAGTCCACCCAAGAGCTTTTAAATTCAATATTAACTACATTTTTAGGAAGATTAAATGTTTTAGTTAATCTAGTGCTTAATGTTATATTAGACTCTTTAGTTTTAAATATAGTATAATTGTCAAATAATGTTCCTTTTTTATCTAGAACAGAATCAACTATTTTTTCTTCATTCTTAGAAATGTCATAAGGTGACCATAATAAAACTGATGTATTAGAATTGTTATTAAAACAAATTCCATAAACATAATTTTCTAATTCAGTTCCTATTGGAGAATCAGATTCTATATCTATATCATATCCCATAGCATTAAATTTATTCATCATATCTATAAAATACTTATTATGTCCATAAGTATGTTTATCATTACTTGACATTATCTCATCCCAAGTTGCTTCAGTATATTTAAATGTCTTATATTTTTCATTCATTGAATACTGTTTTATATGTATCATCTCGTGAAGCAATGAATCTAGTGCTAATTTATGATTTGTTTGAATTTTTTTAGAGATAGTTATAAGTAAGTCATCTATTTTATATGTTCCAGCATCATATTTACAATGAGCTTTACCATAAAAATTCTTAGCTAAAGCATTGAATTTAATTCTTACTTCAGGAAGTTTAGAACCAAATAATTTCTTATTGAAATAATCATATGCTTCAGATAAAGATTTATTTGTTAATTTATCGAACTGAGGATATAATTCCTCAGTATCAGCTTCTAGTAAATATCTGAATTTCATATATTTATCCTATAATTTTTTCTAATTTTGTCATTTCATCATCAACAGTATTAGCCATTGTGTTTATTTGTTTATAAATGTCTTTAAGAACTTTTTGATTACCAGCATAATCTGTTAAAATTCTTCTATTAATTTTATCTTCATGTCTAGCATTACTATAATATTCACCGAATTTCTGAAAATTTTTCATAGTGCTCATGTAGTAATCATATACTTTTTTAGCATTTACTGCTTCTGTTAATGAATCATTTAAGTAATCTTTAAATTTCATTTTGTTTCCTTTAATATAAATTTCATATAATGTTTTAATTCATCTTCAGCATCTTGAAGTTTGTAATCAAGAATTTCTTTATATACTTTCATAACAATTTTCTCATTAATAGTAGGTTCATTACTTACTAATGTGTCAATTAATTCTCCGATTGTTATATTTCCTAAAATTTCATCATTTAATGAAATACCTTCATTAATATTTCTATCAGATTCAAAAATTAAGTTTTCAATTTCACCTTTAGGAACATGTCCATTTTTTTGTTGAAGTGTAATCATTTTATAAAATTTCTTTTCAGCTTCTTCTTTATCTTTAGCAACAACAGGTTGTTTAATAGCATAATGACCAATTATTGCTTTACCTGTAAATATTTTTTCATTAACATTTGATTCATCTAAGTAATCTTTAAATTTCATTTTTATTTCCTTATTTAATTTTTGTGTATAATTCAGGTTCATCTAACATTTCAATAAGGCTAAGAACACCGGCAGCTATTGCTTCTTTATACATTACAGAATTAGTTCTTCCACCATTTTTTACACTAATAACAAATGTATTATCATCCATGTAATATACATTAAATGTTTTGAATAATGTAACTTCATCACCTTCTTCAAATGAGCCTTTAGATTGTTTATTGAATTCTTTATTAATGATTTCTTTAATTGAGTCTGAGAATTTAGAATCTAACTCAACAAATACATATGTATTACCACCACTAAGAATTTCACCTGTGTATTCATCAGTATCATAACTTTGAAAATCTTCACCAATATTTTTAATTTTTTTATAATATGGTAGAGCTTTCATTGATTTTATTTTAACATTAACAGCACTAGATAATCCACCATTTTGATTTTTTACTGAAACATCTCTTGAAGAAAGACCAAATTCTTTCTTAAGTATATTTCTAATAGCTTGTGCTTCTTCTTTACCTTCAGTTAATGTATTATCTGACTCATTTAAGTATTCTCTAAATTTCATATTATTTCCTTATTTAATTTTCTTCAAATCTTTCAAGATATTTTTTTTAAAAGTTTCGTCTTCATAACCTTGTTCTTTTAGACTTCTGAATAATGCTGTTTTAATAGCAACTACAAGAAAATCATCAGACAATGGAGATTTATTTTTCTTATATTGTTTTAATACATAATCTAATGCTTTATTCATACCAAGAGTAGGATTTTCTTTAATTTCATTTTCAAACATAGTAATAGATAACTCTACAACTTTTTGAACACCTGTAAGAAAATTATCAACAAGACTATCAATTTCATTTCCAGTTACATCTTCATTAACACTATCTTTAGGTTCAATTATCATAATATGATTTTTAGGATTATAAGTAAATTTCATTTCATCCATATCTTTTTTAACAAGTTCTTCAAGAGCATTTTTCACATTTTCTATATCATTCATATCTTTATTTCTAGTGCTTCTAGGAATTATTTGAATATAGTTATATCCACCCATACCAGCATCAGTATTTTTGTGTTCAATTTCAAATGCTTCAGGAGCAAGTAATTCTACTGTATTTGATATTACTCTTTTAATTGCTTTTTCAGCAGAACCTTTAGTTTTATATTTATTTTGTTCATTCAAATAATCTTTAAATTTCATATTATTTCCTTTTTTGTGGGTTATAAACATTTGAATTCCATTCATCTTCACCGTATTTTCTTCTTCCAGCTTCATGAATTCTAGTATAAAGTTGATGTGAATATTCATTAATAGGATTTTGTCTTTCTAAAATTATAATAGTGTGAACTGCTTCAGCTAATTTTATAAGAGTTTTATCTTTAGTTAACTTTGCTGCTTCAAGAAGAGCGTCTGTATGTTGATTATTATCTATAAGATTTAAGAATTTACTCGCTTCCTTTTCTAAACCTTCATTTAATTCTGTATCTAAGTAGTCTTTAAATTTCATATTATTTCCTTTTTGTTATTTATATTATATCACAATAATCTTAATATATAATTAAGCTATTGTGAATTTTCTTAACATTTCATTATCAGTTTCAGATAATGGACTTAATGTCATAGCATATCTATTAATAGTGAACATATTCATTTCACCTGTATCAGCATTTTGAGCTTTGATAATACTATATTGATAAGGACTTAGAATAATACTGGATTGTCCTGGTATTTTTGATTTTAAACCAACATAAACAGTATCCGCTAAAGGGTCTGGATTAACATAGTATTTTATTCTTGTGGTTTTTCCTACAAATAATCCACTTTCACTAGCTTCATCAGTAAAATAAGAACTCAAAGCTAAAAAAGAAGCAGCAACAGATTGAGGAAGAATAGCATAAGCATCAAGTGTTCTATAATTCTTTGAGTTAAGTTTAAGAACATTTTCAGCTACTCTTTGAGAAGTTTCAAATACAGTAGTTTCAGCATTACCAGGAGAAGATAATGTTAAAGTTCCATCATCTTTTGACCAAGTGTCAATTTTAGTGAGAAGATTATCATTTTCAGAACTAGCAGATACACCACTAAATGATTTAGTTATAAAATCATTCATATTTTTACCGAACTGTGATTGAATATCTTTAATAGATTCTAGTGTATATCCTGTATCTAAAAGAGGAGAGTCTTCAACTGTTACATTTGATTTTTTAACAATTGATTTTTTATTGATTTTATCATACATAAGAGCGAATATAGCACCTGTTGGCCCATGAATAGGTTGAACATCACATATTTGATAAGCAAGACTATCTATTTGTTTCTGTTCAATTATACCTGATACAATTTCATCAGTATCAGCAATATCACCAGCTAGAACAGATTCATTAAGAGAATTCGTCTTAATAATGTCTAGTATTTTTTTCATTAGTAATTCCTTAGAGTTAATTACTATATTTATAATTATAATTCAGACAAAAAGGAATTTTGAATACTTAATCGTTCAGATTCACAGTGTTCTTGATATTCACAGTATTCACAAAGAGAAGAAGTGTTTGTAGAGAAGTCATTAGTAACTTCTATATTTGTTATATTTTTTAATAAGTCTATTTTTAATTCATTAATATTATTTCTAGAAAATGTTAATGACCGTTCTTTTTCGTTATGTTCAACATAGACATAACTAATTTGAATATTTTCTAATTTAGGGTATTTAATAAAGAAATAGAGAGCATACCAAGATAATTGTTTATAACTCATATATTTTTCATCCGGTATATTTCCCGATTTGTAATCCAGAAGTATCATTTTATTTTGAGATTCATTATATAACATTCTATCAACAGAACCTCTAAATAAAGCTTCTTTATTATAATAATCACAAGGTTCTAATTTTCTAGTCAATCCGAAGTCTATTTCACATTTACCGTCATACATAAATATTTCACGACCTAAATCTGTATCTAAAAAGTTATCTACAATATATTGATATTTTTCTTGATGTTTATGTGGAGATTTATCAGGATGATATTCTAATATACTATGAATACATCCACCTTTAATTAATGGTTCACTATATACATAAGGAACTTTTACTTTATCTATATATTTGTATTTAAATTTCTTTGGGCATTGATTATATACAGATATTTTACTATAACTATATGGATTATATTTCATTTTCATTCCTTCTATTTAATACTAAAACGAGATTAAGAAATTCTTAATCTCTATTTAATATTAACATAACATAGCTAATCTATCTTGAATTTCTGTGTTAGCTTCTAATTTTTCTTCAAGAATATCTTCTTCAAGTTTATCAGCTTCATTCAATTTAGCACGAGCTTTTAGTCTAGTAAGAACTTTTGTAACTTTACTAACAGATACACCTTCTTCTTTCCAAGTTTGTTTCATTTCTTTAATTTCTTCATCAATTCTTTTTTTCTCTAATTGTTTTTCTAGAAGTTCATAAGCAAACCCATTAATTTGTTCGATAACTTCATCAGTTGTTCTAATTTCCATATTATAATCCTAATTCTTTAATTAATTCTTTACTTCTTGTTTCATAATCATGTTTATTAGTAAAATTGATATAAACAAATTCACTAGTAATTTTATCATTATTATTATAATCAGTAAATGAAACTGGATGACTCAGATTTACTATAATTCTATTCTTTTTATCTGAGAACTTAATGCTACTAATTTCATTTTTATTGATATATCCATTATCATGTGAAATGAAATTATCTATAATATATTGATTATTCATTATAGAACTTAAGATTAAATCGAAATCATCATTATCTCTAGCATCAAGATAAGAATAGTCTGAAATTGTTTTCATTCTACCATAATCTAAAATCTCAATACTGTAGTTCATATTGAATACAACTCTTTTTTGTTTAGTGACAATATTAATATTACTCACATTGACTAAATTAATTATTCTATCGTTTGTTTTAATAAACACATTCTCTCCTTTTGTGTATACTATTATATAGTATATCTATTTAATTTTTAATCTCAATCTTGTAATTCCCATCATTCCAGTATAAACATTATTCGATATAACTTCAGACATATTTAATTCAGGATGATTTAACATCATTTCATTCATATCCTTTTCTTTTAAATTATTAGGTGGAACAAATACATCATAACCTTTCTTACAGTATTCTATCATATTCATTATACCTGTTCTATCATTATCTAGACAAAATACAGGATGTTTAATTTCTTTAAGTCTATCATCAGTTAATTTAGCACCCATTGTTGCTAATATATTTGTTTTACCTGAACTAATAGCATCAAAAATACCCTCGAATATATACACAGGTTCATTTAAGTCTAAATTAAAGAAATTCCATAATTTATATCCTATATTTTTATCATCCATATAAGTTATGAACTCTTTATCTTTAATAGACCTTGAATAAAACCCATACATTTCATCTTCATAATATAATGGAATAACTATATTATCTGTTATTTTATATAAAGTATCATCTATTTTTAAGTCCTGAGTTCCAATATACCATTTTTTGTATTTTTGAGGTCGATATGATATACCTCTATTTCTTAGATACATTAATCCTTCATCAGAATCTTTTAAATGTTTCATATATGGACTCAAATCATGTGTTATTACAGGTTTAGAAATCTCTTTAGCTATATCTTTAAGAGTAGAATCTTTTAAAGTAACTGAATCTTTTAAATCATTCATTCTTAAACCAAATGTTTCTGTTCTGTATTGTGGTAATTTATCAGGATAGAAATCTCTTATAAAGCTATACATTGTTTTATTATGACAAGAACAATCACCATTAAAACAATTCACATGACCTGTATCACCTTCTTTATTATATAAATGTAATCTCTTTTTATTTTTAGATTTTTTAGAATCTCCACATATAGGACATCTTGCTGATATATCATTAGCAGATTCTTTACCTATATTTGAATATCCTACAATATCTTTAAAATATCTTATATCTACATTACTTAACATTAATCTCCTTCTTATATATACAATTCAGGATATTTCTCTCTTATTTTTGATGGTAACTGATGTTTAATAACATCCATGTCTTTTAATTTTCTATATATTCTTTCATCATCAAGAACAAATAAAGGAAAATACTTAAATAAATAAGGATTATCTGAAACAACATCACATATTTCAAAAGTTCTATCTTCATATGCTATATTATTAATAAATTCAGGTCTACTCTTCAATTTTTCAATGAATTTCTTTTTTACATCAATTCTCATCTTCTCTCCTTATATAGAAACAATTATACTACAATGTAAATTAAAATATACTTAAATTATCTATTTTATTATAATACTCTTCTAATGTTCCTATATTTTCTATAATTATGTCAAAATTGAAGTTATTTTTATATAATTCAATATCAGAACTATGACCTTCTAATGGTAACTCTCTTTTATCTTTAATTAATACAGATTTAATATTATAATCACCTTCTATATATTCACACATAAATCTGAAATCACTAATAATGAACTTATCATGTTTAGATTCTTTAATTTGTTTATATACTAATTCAGCCCATACATTATTACCAAAATAAGGTTTCATTCCTTCTGTTCCAAATCTTTGTAGAAATTTTCTGAAATTCATTAACTCTTCATTATAACCATTAGTTTCATGAAATCTTATTTTTACATTATCATTCTTAAAATCTTCAAGAGTTTCAATGGAAATGTCTAATGATGTTGCTAATATATCTTTTAATATATAAGCAAATGATAATTTTTTGTAGTTGTAATTATCAACAAGATAATCAGCAAATGTGTCTTTACCACTTCTAGGAAGACCATTTAATAATATAATGTCTTTCATTTTACCACCCACAGTTGTCTATTGACAATTCTTCATCTGATTTAAATATCTTTTGAACATCAGATATACATGAATATAATCCAAGGTCTTCTAGATATTTAATGAATACATCTCTATTATATACAGTTCTAGCTTCTTTATAAGTTTGTATTGTATCTTTTACTATATAGTCAGGAATTCCATCTTCTCTTACTAATATACCATTTAACTCAAAATTCTCTCTTAATATAGGATTACTATCTAAATATTTTTCAAATGAACCGAACTCTTTAATCTTTTTTGCTAATCCACTTGGTCCGAATCTAATATCTTTATAAACATCTAATACTGGTTCAATCTCATTCTTTTTAGGTTTCTTGAATACATTGAAATTACTAAGTAATTCTCTTTTTGTGTCAATGTCTAATTCTTTGAATTTTTTAACAGAGTGATATTCACTATCTATTTTATTTTGTGTTAAATATTTCTTGAAATTATCACTAAATTCACTATGATGAACAATATTAAACACATTATCACTCACATCACCAAAACATTGATGTTCAAATAACCAGTGTTCCATATTATCATATTTGTCTTCAGGTAATAACCATTTTTTTGTTTGATGACTATATTGTTTAACTTTAGGGTTATTGAACTGAGCTTGAATCATATCTTTATCAGCACTGTAAATAAGAATCTTTTGAGTTCTACCTAATTCTCTAGCAAGTATTAAAATAGTATCATCAGCTTCTGCTCTATTAACAGTAACACATTTCCAGGGTGTATTTTCTTGAAGTTGTTCTTTTAATTCGTCAAATAAAGTATATACATCATTGTAATCAAATCTTGCTTTTTCTTTTGTGACTTTTCTTTGACCTTTATATACAGAGTGTATATCTTTTCTCCAATAACTATCTTTACCTTTATAATCAAAACAAATTATTAATTCACCGAATGATGATTTATGTTCTAATTCTAATTCAACTAATTCATTAATTATATTATCAATGAAAGCTCTTTTATACATATCTACATGTATAATATCTTTTTGTGGTGGAATACTTTTAACAGCATTAAATACTGATTTATGTAATAATCCACTTATATCAACTAAAATAGACAATCTATTCTCCTATATATTTTTTCACATATACTTTATTACCAGAATCAAATATTCTTCTATAATCATTATTAAACATATTTTGTTTTTCTGTTAATTCAGAATCAAATGTATCTAATTTATTTTTAAGTTTATGTTTCTGAAATACATTTCTACTATATAATATATCATTATTCTTGAAATAGAAATAATTCGGTAGAGCATTATGTGACCATTCAAATCCTAATTTTTCATATACATTTCCTTCACTCCATCTTCTATTAGCATAACTAATTATAGATTCAGGTTTATAATTTCTCTCGAAATACTTAAGTAACTTAGAAGCACCACCGATAACTGTAGTATTCAATTTAGAACACATTCTAATCAGTTCATATTCTATAGATTTATTGTATCTTGATTTACCGAAGGTCATTAATTGAAGAAGTTCATCATTATAATAAAGACCTAATCTAATAGGAGCATTAATACTACCTTGAAGATGATTTTTATCTAAGAATTCTTTATTTAACTTACTATCAACTTCTTTAACTACACATTTTCTAGCATATACTCTATTAGTCTTATGTAATTTTGAATTAATAACAGATTTCCATATATCTTTTTTATTATTCCATTCATTTTCAAATATATGAAATAGTTGAATATTCTTCTCTTCACATAATTCAGTTTTATTAAGATGATATTTTTTCATATTATCTTTATTAGGAACTGTAGTTCCTTCTGAATTATATAACAATTCATCATATTCAATAGCAAATTTATATTCTTCTGAATACATATCTAATATGTATGGATGTATAATTTCACTATTAATTTCAAAATCACACATTTCAACAATTTCTATTTTTGAATAATTACATTTATCTTCAGCTTTAATCCCATCAGTAAGTATCTTGGATAAAGCCATATAGCTTTATACCAATCCGTCTAACAATGAATCAAGAGACTGTTCTTGTTTAGTTGTTTCAGTCTTAGGTGTAACTTCTGTTTGAGAAGGAACTACTTCTGTTTGAGAAGGAACAGTTGTTGCTACTTCTGCTTGAGTTTCAATAGTTCTAACAGTTTGAACTTTTGGTTCAGATTTTTGTTGGTCACTGAAAGTTACCCATTTAAATTTATTAACTAATTCATCATATGACATAAATGATTCAGGAGCAATTAATGAAGATAATTTATAAGTATTCTCTTTAATATCTTTAACAGCTTCTTCAACAGATTCATAAATTCCTGTAACTTCTGGAACAATTTCTGTATTATCATAGTTAATTTGACCATTAGCACCTTTTTGAGCAACTAATCTCATACTATTTCCACTTAATGGATTAAAAACTTGTTTAGGAGTTTTACCAAGAGCAATATCATTTTCAGAAGGAACCATAGCCGATTCTAATTTAGAATTCATAGCACCACTAAATTGATACAAGAAGATTTTACCTTCATTTTCAGGATTTTTAGGGTCTTTAAGAACCTTGATATTTGCTACATAAACAATACTACGTCCAAATGTTTTAGATTCATCTTTTTTACCTTCATTCCATAGTCTTTGCCATTCTTCTTGAAAAGGACAAGGTTGACCAATAGTTGCTGGTGAGAACTCATTAACAAATCTTTTCTTACCATTTTTAGTAATCGTTGTGTTAATTTTGAACATTTTTTGAATCATACCCTTTTCAGAATCAGGTAAGAATCTAATAAGAGCAGCACCATTACCATCTTTATCTTTTGTTAATGTGTAAAATCTTTCGTCTTTAGCGTATTTGTTTGAAGTTTGAGCGAATGGGTCTTTACCTACGGCTTTAACCATAGAATCGAAATTGAAAGCATCTGCTGATGTGAAGTCTGTGTTTGTAGTTGTATTTGTCATTATTTTTCCTTTTATTTAGAGACGTAATCCGTCTGTTAAGCACCTAATCGGTGTTGTCATTTAGTCGAACATATTCGAAATATTTCTAAGCTTAATTGCTTATCTAATATTATATAGTAAATCTTATTAAATAAACAATAAACATAGACTCAACATAGACTCAAAGAATCTATGTTACTTTAGTTTATTTATAATTTATTTTTTAACAGCTAATAAAATACTCATTTCTATATCATTACTATACATAATAACACGATAAGCATCTTTAGAACTATTATAATGAACATTAACAGTATAATCACTTACAGGTAATTTATTGAAGTTCTCAGCTGGAATTTTAATAGTGAATTCTTTAGAAGTTTCAGCATCTAAGGTAACACTATATCCATTAGATGAAGAGTTAAAAGATGAACTATTTTGTAATTTAACAGTAATAGATTCATCTTGACTTTTAATAACAATATCACTTAAATCTTTAAAAACCGAACTAGCTTGTTTAAATTGTTTAAAATCATCAGAACTTAGATTAAAAGTTCCAACAACAGGAACAGATTTAGTATTAGTAAAAATAGATTCTTTTTTATTAAATTCCTCTAATAATGAGATATTAGTATTAAGATAATTGATACATTTATTTCCTTGAACAATAGTTGTTTGAGTATCAGTTATAGTTACTTCTCTATCTCCATTAAATAGATTCAGAGTTTTAATAAATGAACCTAAGTCAAAAATACCAATATCTGAAAATTCATCAGAGTCAAGAGATTTAATATCTACACTTGCTACGATATCTCCTGCTGGTGAATTGATAATAGTATTTGGATATTTAAGAACTACTGAGTTAGTAATTCCATTCAGTTGTTGTAATACATTAGTTACATTTGTGTTAATCATTATATTCCTTCTTTTGTTTAATATATTATATACAATTTTTTATTAAATAAGATATTCTGGGTTTTCTTTTTGTAATCTTTCTATGTAATCTTTATAATAAGGACTACTTTTGTAATTAGAAAAGTTAACACCTGAGTCTAATCTTTGTAATAATAGTGTATATTGAGCATCGAATTTTTTATCATAGAACTGTGATTTAGATGCCATTGTTTGAATACCATCAGGAACCACAACATAATTAGAATCTACTTCTTTAAGTATTCTATATGGTACAGTTCCATTACTCTCTATTCTATACATTAATGGATAATTATCCAAAATCATATCATTCATTAAATTTTAGTAAGTCCAAATTCAAGAAAACCAAGACTATTATAAAATTCCCAATTATCTTCAGGTATTCTAATAAATCCATCATCAGTTGTTTTGAACATAGAAGAACCACCACCTGACACAAATACAAAATCACATTTATCTAAAATTTTTCCATATTTATGTTCAATAAGAGATAATAGTTCTTTAAGATAATCATTTTTAATTTCTTCAATATATTCTTTAAAAGAATAACTTTTACCTCTTAATTTATAAACACCACTATCAAGAATCTCTTTAGCTTCATGTAATCCTATAGTTTTATCATGTATTTCTTTAACTTTTTGAGCTACTTTTGTAGCAATTTTCATAACACCTTCTTTTTCTATTCCTTCAAATAGATTAGGTGAAGTTTTACCATCAGTGACCATGAACATATCTAATGTATTAAATCCAACATCACATCCAACAAATGTAGTGTTTCCTAAGAATTCATCTTGTTCTTTTGGAAAATGTGTACCATATTTGTCTACTGTAATTTTTGAACCAGCACCTTGAGGTAATACATAAACATTTTCAAATGTGAAATGTTTACCATTAACTTCAAAATCTTTTAAAGTTGCTTGAAAATATCCACTATTTGTTATTTGAGCTTTACTTAACCCAGTAACTACAATATCTGGAATAGCATTTATTTGTTTAATAACATGATATAAAAATAAAGGAGCATAATATTCAAGATTTTTATAATCAATTATATCTATTCTATTTTCACTAGGTAAATGTGTAGCATTTTCACCTACATAATAATTATGACCCTTGAACTCATAGATTCTTTTATCTTGAACATGTTCATTCTTTTTAGTTATACCAATAGCTGAAATAAATTTGAATTTCTTCAAAATAGTTCCATCTTCAGTTCCATAAATTACTTTAACATCTCCATATCCTATATCTAACCCTAAAATCGTTTTACTCATATTTTTTTCCTTAACTTAAATAAGTTCTTAATTTTATCCCATAATGTTTCTTTATACTCATGTGGAACAGGTATTTTATTTACAGGTATTTCATTCTCATTTAAAAATGATAACTTAGTAATATCAACTTCTTTATATACAATTTTACATTCTTTTCCAAACCATTTCCAAAAATAAATATTTTGAATAGGTTCATCTCTTAATTCAATGTCACTTAGTTCATAATAAACGTCATCAATTTTTACATATTTTCTCACTTTTTTCACTATTTCTCCTTATATAAATTTTTCTGGATATGTATCATATAATATCTGATTTATTGATTTATTAACGCCTTTAGATTTTATGTATTCATTACATATAATTTCATATAAATCATCTATATTTTCAGGGTGTTCATGTAGAACTAAATCTATACTAACATTAATAGTATTATTTGATTTTTTTGTATAATATGAATTTATTGTAGTTAAATCTTTAATGGTATTCATCATATCTCCAAATTCTGTATTTCTTCTGATACATGAACTGTTCTCTCTCTATCTGGTATTATAGGTTTCTCTATTATATCATCTTGAACTTCAAATGTTTCATCAAGATTTAACGGGATGTCAGTTCTTTCAGATATTTTGTTAGTTTTTTTCTTTTTTTCAGATACTCTATTACTTTTTTTAACATTTTCTTCTCCATTAGCTATTACTGTAGTGCTACCATCTGAAAAGTCTATATTAAGTTTATCTATATCTTTAGAACACTCTATATTTAATTTAAACATTATATCCCTTTAAAATACCATATCATCCATCTCTGGTGGCAATGGAATCTCAGGTCTATCATCTTGTTCTTTAGATTCTATTGATTTAGATTCATTAGACTCTTTAGATGTTATATAAGGTTCTATTGATTTCTGTTCTGATTTAGACTCTATTTGAGAATGATTATCATTACCTATTGATATAGTCACAGTATTAAAATTTTCATTAGATTCTAATATAATTTCTTTAATTGTTACTTTCATTTCACTCCTTCAACATTAAATTTAATATAGATGTATATAATATAAGAGATTCTTTAAGTGATGAAAGTTGAACACTCAATGAATATTCAATTGTTCTACTATCAAAATTTTTCAACTCATTATAAATTGTTAATAAGTCTAAATTATGACCTATTTGAACAAAAGAATCTTTTATATCAGGAACTTCTAAATCTTGTTGTAATTGATTTATTTTATCGTATTGTTCTGTTGTGAACTCTAAACATTCTATTAAATATTCATCATCATATTTATTGACACCACTATACAAATATTCATTACATGTATCTCTAATTTCATTAAATATTATATCATTTTCTTGTTCAGTTATCAAATGAGAAAAATAAGAATATGGCGAATATTCTCTTTTTATTGTATACTCATATCTCCTTCTCTTTATATTCATTATTATATAATAAATTAACTTAATTTCTACTTAAT